TTATTCTTCCTCCCCTTCAGTCCCGTACTCTACATCCAACAATCTAACCTCAAGCTCTAAACTCGTCGTAAAGCCACTATTACTCAGAGAGTGCATAACCTTCGTGATTGTCCATGACTGCTCGTCTATGACGCGCTTAAAGCCTGAAACCTGCACAGGTGTCTCCGGGTAGAGGTCGGCGCGTCCTGTCGCAAGCCTGATAGAAAACTCAGCAACACCACGTTGCAGTTTGTCCCATTTGGCCTGGGCGGCTCGCATGGCCTGCGCTTTGGTTGAAAAAATTGTCGTCAGGGCAAACACGTTGTCATCCTCGCCGACCATGTATTCACCCTCCCTGGCTTCCGGCGTCTTCACCGTTTTTTTCTTCGTTACCGGTTTGGCTTTGGGGTGCTGTAGCGCGCGTAAATGCTGCTCTTTGGGTTTGCGTTTTAACGCAACCTTTTGTTTTTGTGGCTTCGGGTCTTTGGTGTGCAACCACTTTGCCGTAACGCCGGTATATGCCCCACGGTCGGCAATCGAAAACTGATGCCTGTCGCCATCGCTGCGGGTGATAGTGACTTGTGGAATAGCCTTTCCACTGGCTGTTAACCCACGACCGGCTTTCAGAAAAAGCAACTTTCCCGCTTTTACCGAAACCTCACCGCCGTTTCGCTCGGCGAGCCGTGTCAAAAATTTGGCATCCGATTCCTGTGACTGGTCGATATGCGGAATTTTTATTCCGGCCAGCTCCGGTATAACGCTCGACGTCAGTTTGTTACGTGTCGCTATCGCTGCCACGATTTCGCCGAGCGTCTTGTCATGCCAGGACTCTTCCCGACGCGAGTTAAGCGTTCCCCGAAAATCGGCGCTACGGGCGCGGATTGTCACCGTATCTGGCGCGCCATGATGTTCAACCTCATCGACGGTAAAACTTCCCTTACCAATCAACGCAAAGCCTTTCCACCCGAGGTAAAACGTCAGTACCGCACCGCGTAACGGCAACTCGACCAGCCCGTCAGCATCATCAAGCTCGATGTCGAGCTGGTCGGCCTCGAATCCGCGATTGTCTGTCATGGTCAGACTCATCAACCGGTTACTGATGTTGCCGGTAATATCTTTGCTGTCGAGCATCAGCATAAAATCGGGCGTCAGTACGCCACCCGCATTCAGATTCAGCATATCCAGCATCAGCTAATCCCCACCATGCCAGCCACTGACGAGGCCATATTACCCGCCTTGCCAATAAGTGATTTGGCCTGTTCACCAATATCACCATACAGCGCAGCGAGAGATTCATCCACGCGGGTAAGCGTCAGCGTAAAATCAATTTTTCTCGCCGTTCCGTCAGCAAAAAACAGGCTTCCCGTCTCGCTGATATTATTGATGACGTACATACCGTAAATAGTGCCGGTGCCATCCAGTAACGGCCAGGCGCGCCCCTCGTCAGCCATTAAACGAATGGCCGTCATCGTCAACTTTCCTCCCGTGAGCTCCGGGTAAAGCACACCGGCCAGGGTAATTTTTTCATCCCCCGGCCCCAGATACTGGAAAGAATCCCGCTTACCAACTCGGGAGTTTGACGGCCACCGATATTCAGCGTCGCGTTGCATCGTCTGGTGTGGCAATGTCTGACGCATAAAAACAAACATACCGAGTGCGAGCATCATTTTTCGTCACCTCCTATCCGTCGTGGTTCATGCTGGCACGCTGGCGGGCGCGTTTTTCACGCTCAAATTTTTCGAGCGCATCCTGTAGCTGGCGATCGAGCTGCGTACCGCTGCCGCCCCCCTGAACGTCGATGTGATATTCGTTTTTACTTTGGTCTATATAAGAACGTCCCGCCGGTGCGGTGACGGGTTGATATGCCTGATAGCCGCCGTAAGTGCCGGTTGCCGGAATATAAGAGTTACCCTGCGTGGCTGCGTTCGCTTTTGCGGCAGTCTGGTCAAGCGTGCTGGACTCTTTATTAATAATGCCGAGCTTCTCAAGCACCCAATCAATACCGCTGCGCAGCTTATTAAATGCCGTCAGCGGCAGCGTTAAGGCATCCGCCAGCCGTTGACCGAACAACACACCGGCATCACGAAAACTGTTTAAGGTTTCCTGCGATGACTTGACCGGCGCAATCAGGTTGTTAAACCAGTCCCACGCGGCTTTCAGTTTTCCGTCCAGCCAGTCAAACATCGGTTTAAGCGGCGCAAACAGTTCAGCTACTGGCGCAAATGCAGCCCGCATCCCTTCAATCACTCCGCCGAAAAATGCGCTGATGGGCTCCCAATATTTACGGATGAGCAATGCCCCGGCGACAATCGCAGCCACAACAGCGACAACCGGCCAGGAAATCGCACCAATAGCGGTAATGATGCCTCCGGCCACCGTTGTAAATACGGTACCGAGCGCCGTCGCAGCGGCGATGATGGCATTAACTCCCGTTATAACCGGCCAGGCAATCAGCCCAATGGCCCCAATCATACCCACCACGCCAAGCGCCACGGCGGTAATCACCCCAAGCGTCTGCGCGAGCTCTTTATTTCGCTGGATCCACTTATCAAGTTTGAGCACGTAGCCGGTCGCAGTCTGCACCAGTTTGCGTAATGAGGATTCCTGCTGATCAAACAGGTCGGTGCCAACAGCCTCATACGCAGACTGAAACTCTTTGAAGGCGCCGCCGAGGTTATCCTGCATGACTTTAACCAGCTCCTCGGTCTTGCCGTCCGAGGCTTTAAATGCCGCTGTCAGCTTATCGAGCTTCCCGCTGGCCGCAGCGTCTAACAGGGCATTAGACGATTTCAGCGCTTCCTCGCCGAATATCGTTTTCAGGTATTCGCCTGTCTGACTTGTTCCGAGCTTATTCTTTTTAAAACTGGCCTGGATTTCTTTCAGAATGGTAAATACGGGCCGCATGTTGCCCTTGCTATCTGCCGTCTTAACCCCCAGCTCTTTTAATGCCGCCCATGCCTTACCTGTTGGGGCCTGTAACCGGCTGACGACAGCGCTGCTCCCGGTACCGGCCATCGATCCCGTGATATTGTTATCATGAAGCACACCCGTCATGGCGGCGGCTTCTTCGAGGCTTACTCCCGCAGCTTTGGCAACTGGGGCCAGATAGGTTAAGGCGTCGCTTAATCCCTGAAAATCGGCCGCTGATTTATTCATCGTTGCTGAAAGCACATCGCCGATATGGGCTACCCGGTCATTTGAAAGCTGGAAAGCGTTTTTGGTACCGAGCAAAAGCTGCGCGTTCTCTTCCATCGTCCGCCGGTTAGCGAGCGCCATATTCAGCGTGACGGGGGTCGCAGCCTGGATTGCTGCCGCATCGCCGCCCGCTTTCGCGATGATAATCTGAGCTCCGGCAGCATCATCGGCAGAGGCGGCAGTATTGTCGCCGAGCTGTCGGGCCTGCTTTCGCAATGCCATCATTTCGGCTGATTCTTTCGCCACGCCGAGCACGGCCTGTAACTCGGAGTTTTTTTGCGCAAAATCATATCCCGGCTTCATAAGCGTCACACCGGCCAGCGTTCCGGTCGTTGCCATACCAACACCAGCGGCCCCCATTGCCGCCGCGTTTCCGGCCAGCTCTTTACCGGTCTGATATCGCTGCTTAACCGCGTTGAGCTTTGCCTGTTGTGCGCTGACGCGCGCCAGTGCTTCACGCTGGCGATTGAGCTGCGTCGTCGTTTCGCTGATGCTGGTTTTTAACCGGCGCTCGTCTGCCGCCAGGGTACGGGTATTAATTCCCGCCTGGCTGAGTTCCTGCCGCTGGCGTTGTACGGCCTGCCGCAAGCTGTTGTGTTTGAGCTGGAGCGCGGTGGCGCTTTTACGGGCGACATCCATTGCCTGCGCCTGCGCACGCGTCGGCTGTTCCGTATTTTTGAACTGGATCGCCAGCGCGGCGGCTTCCTGCTTCGCTTTCTTCAGCTCCTGACCGGTAACGGCGAGTTGCGCGCTTGCCTTGCGAAACCCGTCAATACGGGATGCCTGGCCATTCAGTTCACGCAGTGATTTTTGAGTGTCCCGGATATCACCAGACAGCGTTTTGCTCGCTGTCTGGATGGTTTTAAACGGGCGGGTCGCCTGGTCAACAGCCTTGAGTAATACCTGCAATTTAACGTCGTTACTCATTCGTGTTTCCGCTTCGCTGTAGCGCCTTTTCGCGCCAGGTGGTGAGCTCGGTCAGGCTCATGGGATATAACTCTGATGGCGGCCAGTGAAAAATCACCGCGATATCCGCCATCAGGTCATCGACCGACATATCTTTCGGAAAATTTAATCCGCCAAATTCGGCGACAAAAAACCGATCACCTTTGTTGCCAGCGCCATCAAATCTGGTAAATCCATCATGACGACATCCGACTCGGTGAGTGACGGGCTGGTCATACGCGGCAGCACTTTAATCAGGGCATCCACTTCAGAGCGCGCAACGTCGGCCAGGCTGACACCGCGCAGGGTTCCGGCGTTGGGCTTCATCAGGGTGATTTTTTCGATGACCTGCTCGCCGCGTTTGATGGGGTTTTCCAGGGTGACGATGTTTTCTTTGCTCATGATTTTCTCGCTGTTTACGGATTCGGGATTAACCGGCCAGGCATGCTGGCCGGGGAAAAATTACAGGCCGATATTGCGGCGGTGCTGGTCGAGTCGGTCGACGCCGTTCACCTTCTCAATCATGTTGAGGACGTCGATTTCTACCAGCTCTTTACCGTTCATGGTCAGCTTGTAGTACGTGCAGACCAGCGATAACTTGCTGCTGGTATCCTCACCCTGTTTGCTCTCGCCGTTATCGACTTCTTTCACCTTGAAACGGGTCTCAACTTCCACCGCTACGGTTTCGCCGGTATCGTCCCGCTGGTAAGAGCCTGCATAGCGCAGTAGCGTCCCGGTACCGACGGCACCGTAAAGCGCCCAGATCGCATCATCAGGGAAGCCGCCGAGGGAAATCTCCATCGCCAGCGCGTCATCGTCGAGGCCGAAATCGACAGGGGCCGAGCCTGACATCCCGCCGCCCCGGTAGTTTTCAAGCTTACGGGTCAGCTTTGGCAGAGTGACGGACTCGATAACGCCGAGATAGCTGACGCCATCCAGAAACGTGTTCAGGTATTTGAGCTTGCGCGGCATTGCCATTGGTCAGGGCTCCTTAATTGCTGTTAACCGATGACACCAGATTCGCCAGGTATTTATCGGTAATGCGCTGGCGTAGCGTCAGGTTTTCGAGAGGGGGAACCGGCGTATAGTCGTAATCGATATACAGTTTCCCGGCTTTGAGGGTCGCCGCATCGTTAGCCGATTCATCAAACCAGCAGGTCGCATCGACGATGTATCCCGCCGTTTTCATCTCGCGGAATTTCGCATTGATACCCGCAACGATGTCTTTAATCAGCGTGGCAGTGATTGGCTTGTCGACCGCCCACATGTGACCAGCGGCCATTGTGTCGGCGATAACCTGCGCGGTGCGGGTGTAGTTCTCAAACAGGAACAGCGGGTCATCGGAGCAGCAGCGGTTACCCCAGAAGCGGAAACCGTCTTTGCGAATGAGCGTGGTGACGCCAGCCTCGTTAAGCAGGTCGGCATCGGTGCCGGACTCCTGCAAATCCCAGAAGACCGACGCGCTGATGCCGGTGACGCCATTCACGCCAACGTTTGACAGAGTTTTGTGCCAGCCAGTGTCCTGGTCGATTTTGGCACGCAGGCCCAGCGCGCGGGCGGTCGCCCAGGCGGTTTCGGTCGCGTTCGCCGTGGTATCCCATGCCAGAAAATCCGGCCAGATAACCATCAGCTCACGCTGGCTGAAATTCTCGCGATAGAGCATCGCCTCGGAAATGTTCTGGCAATCCCAGGCGCTGATATAACCAAAGGCGCGCAGCTTCTGGCAAATTGGCGCGAGCGCGGTCGCCACCTCAAGGGAATCAAGACCCGGCACGCCAAGGATGCGCGGTTTAACGCCGGTAACGGCCTCCGCCGTGAGCAGCGCTTTCAGCCCGGTATAATTGCCGCTTTCGTCGGTGCCGCCGATGATATTAGAGAGAGTCTGCGCTTCGGCATCGTCGCCGGTACCTTCCGCAACGCGCACGACGACAATGACCGGTTTCGACTGGTCGGCGATCGCCTGGAGGGATGCGGCCAGGGTGCCTTTTGTACCCGCTTTCGCAATGGCGCTTTGCACGCTGGTAATCAGTGCGGGCTTATTAAGTGGGAAGGTGGCGGCATCGGCATCGCTGGCCGTACAGACCATGCCGATAATCGCTGTGGATACGGTGGAAATGACGCGGGTGCCGTCGTTAATCTCGACAACCTGGACGCCGTGATGAAAATCGCTCATCCGTTTAACTCCGTGGTTAAGGGTGAGCATTATTTTCAATCGTGGGGGAAGGGGTGACGAGTCATCCCCGCTGTAGCAGGGACGGCACAACAGGAATGACCGTCACAGGGTCAGGCGACGCGGCTCCAGCACATCAGCAGGGTGTGGGCTTCCACCACGCTGAACGATTTACCTTCGCCGAGGTTGGCGGTTTTGCCACTGGTCGTGTGTTTGTGTTCCGGTACTGTGACTTCGTGGTCGTGCTCTCCGGCGTCATCGGTCAGACCCAGCTCTTTCGGGTTAAAGAGCTGACGCACATCACCGCCAATTTCCCACGGGTCATCCTTACCGGCCACCCCACCATGATTGTGAACACCGCTGCGCGTGGTCGTCAGCTTCTGCTCTCCCTGCTCGCTGGTTTCGCCGCTCACGTCAATCTGCACGGCGGGCAGGTTGGCCTGCTGAAGCGTGACGGTATCTCTGCCGCCGGTCGCGCCGACGTCTGAACCGTCCGCTTTGCCGACGCGGATCGTTTTATTTTCGCCGGTGTACAGCCATTGCGACCAGGGCCACTTTTCATTCGGGTTGACGTTCTGATTAAAAAATCGCGTGGTGCCGACGGGATTATCGTCTTCCCAGAAATCACGCTTTGCCGCTGTAATGGCGTCGGTAATAATCTGCTGAATATCCGTGTCGAGCTGGCCTGTAACCTGGTCTGTATAATCCTTTGCCTCATTTTTTGCTCTGTCTACTTCTTCCGCCGTTGCCATGATGACGGACGGGTCAGCAATCAGTTCAACATCGCTGGTCCTGCTGACAGCGATCCACATATTAACCGCGCATAACCGTCCTGAACCTTGCGCCAGTTCCGGCTTATAGGACGGCGGCAGGCTGGCAACAGCAAGACAAACACCCTCATCATCATAGAGCGCGGCCTCCCGCAGCCAGAATCCGCCAACCTGGGGGAGCATAATCATTTCAGCCCGGATAACATTTGCCTCCCGGTCTGCAATAACCAGCCGGTTGAGCGGGGCGCGAAATCGCTCATTAACCAGTGCGCTCCTTCCCACAGGGTCAGGCAGTATGCCGCCCCCATCCCCTACGGCCATCATTGAAAACCCCACCGGCTCGTTATTTAACGCCGCAGCCGCCAGTTTCATCTCTCCGGCAGGGGTCAGCACCGCAAGATATTTTTTCGTAGTCATCGTCACCCCTCCCGTTATGGTAACTGAGCCTGAAACAGCCAGGCATTTTCGGCGGTATACTTCCCTTCCAGATTCGCAGCCACCCGGTTAACGCCGTTATACAGCATCATGGACAGCGTGCCTGTTTGCAGCACCTCCCAGACGTTGACGGACAGCTCCGTCCGGTTTGCGTTGAACCGCGTCAGCAGGTAATCAACGGGCTTACCCGGCGTGGTGACGTCAATCGCCCTGATTTGTCCGTCCAGCCCGTCCTCGGTAGTGCGGTAAATCACATAAATTTTTCCGTAGCGGGTGCAGACAATTTGCGGACGGCTGGACGTGCCATTCAGCAAGGAGCCGCTGGTCACTTCCGTATAGGTGAAATTCGAAACCGTTTCGGTTTTCCACACCGAGCCGTTAAACCACAGGTGAGTAATCTGGGTATACCCGTTCTCATCCTGCTGCCAGTACACCGTGTGATAGTTGCCGGATAAATCCACGCATGCGCCGTTCTGGTTGACGTATCCGCTGCCCTGGTTGACGACAACGGGTCGCTCACTGTTCCCGGAATGAATCGGCACGGCATAGCTGATATCACCCGTCGCATTCGTGAACGTTCGGCCTTTATCGGCTGACTTCGCGTAGTACAGCCCACTGTTCGAATCTGCTGATGCAGAGGTGACCCGATACCCCCAGCACAAATGCAGCACGCCTTTGTTATCCACACAAATGGTCTGCTCGTAGGGGTTCCCCCCGTCCGGCGCGGAAATCACCAGCGCCTTTGAACCGAACAGCAACGTACTGTCATCGAACGTATTCATGTAATACGTTCCGTTACCGGAGGTACCCTGCCGCCAGAAAATTTGCGTGGTACCGTCCGGGTACTGGATAAAGCGCGGGTAAGTGACCTTGTCGTCCGTGTACGACAGAACATTCCACGCTGAAATGTCATGCGGGCTGGCAGAAATGACGCAGCGGCATTCATTCACATGCTCGTTACCCGTCACCAGAATATGACCGTCTTTGGTTACCGCGATGGAAAAGGAGTTATGCCCGTCGGCGGCATTTGGTGAGGCAAACGGATTCCCCGTAATTGTGGACAAGTCGAATACTGACCACGGCCCACCAAAAATACTGCGCTGGAGAATATGTGGTAGCCGCCCTTTAGCGATGCACACGACATACTGATAATCACCCGCTGTCACGATCCCGTTTTGCTGGTAACTCGGGGAGTTATACAGCCATGTTGCATCCAGCTTAACCGGCAGTTTCTCCATTGACGGGATGCAAAGCGCGCCGGATGCGGGGATCACAATCGGGTCGCTACCGCCCTCAAAATATTTCGGGCCAGTAAGGGTAATGGTGTGCGTCAGCGTGGAGCCGTTGGTGTTAATCAGGCGCACGCGCACAGCGATAAAACCGTCGCGAATGGCGGTTACTTCCACGGTCTGATAACCCGGCGTCGGCGCGTTCGCCAGCAATTCGGCTACGTAATTTTTTTCAGTATCGAGCTGCGAGAGATACGACAGCACCGACCCCGAGCTTTCATTGAACACGCCGAAATAGCGCAGCCGGTCCCCCTTCCTGACCGCAACCAGTTTTGTACACCACTGGCCTGCTGCCGTAGACAGAGATAAATCCTGATAGGCTCCGTTGCTGTACAGCACCTTGTCCCGCAGGACTTCGGCGCTGTCCGTGACGTTTACGGCGGCACCGTTTGCGGCGATCACTTCCATATCGCGCTCATGCAATGCCTTACTGATGACCACCGTTCCGACATCAGAAGCCAGCAGCTTTGCCGGACTGTGCAGAATGGTTTCGTTAGGCGTCCCGCCTCGTAGTGCGCCGTAAGGTAAGGCGGTGTTTTTCGGGTCAGACTCCAGGTTAATGTAAAGCGTGCCGTCTACCGCTGCGACATACTGACCTGAATACCAGCATGACCCCGCCAGTGTGCGCGGCAGACCTTTGACAATCTCTGCCTCGCCGGAATTGCCCACAAAAATCACGGCGGAAATCTGGTCGATAGTCGTCTGCGATGATCGCGAAAAGCCGCTATAGAATGCTGTCTCGCCTGCCTTCATAGTCAGCGCGCGGTGCTTTCTGGCGCTGCTCACCAGTACGCCCGCGTTATCAATATAGCCCGATACCAGGGTACTTTCGCCCGTTGCGCCCGGCACAGCCTGCACGGACTCCCCACCGGCAGCGATAGCCATCGCCGTTGCGGTACTCGTTACCCCGTCCTGAGTATCCATTTTCTCCGCCAGTAACGCGCTGGCGTCAACCGCAGCAGGGGCGATGCGGGAAATGGTATGGGTGAGCGGTGAGCCGTCGGTGTTAATGAGACGCACACGGATAGCGATAAATCCGTCGTGGGTGGCGGTCACTTCCACAGTCTGATAACCCAGATTTGACTCACGCGACAGCAGCTCCGCTACGTAGTTTTTTTGTTCGTCCAGCTGTGACAGGTACGTGATGACAGAAACCGGGCTTTCGTTGAATACACCGTAATAGCGGATCACATCGCCTTTTCTGACGGCGGCGAGACGGGTACACCACTGACCGGCGGAGGATGCCCGTGATAAATCCTGATACGCGCCGTTGTTATACAATACTTTGTCTGGCAACGTCTCTGATTCGGCGGTAACGTCCACTGCCGCGCCGCCTGCTTTGATCGCGGACATATCCCGCTCATGTAATTTTTTACTGACCACTACAGCATCCACATCAGAGGCCAGCAGCTTAGCCGGGCTGTGCAGAATGGTGTCGTTTAGCATGCCCCCCAGGAGATAGCCGTAAGGAGCCTCGCTGCTGTTCGGGTCTTCCTCCAGATTGATATACAGGGTTCCGGCCTGTGTTGCAGTAAAGCGCCCGGAATACCAGCAGGACGCAGACAGCGTGCGCGGCAGACCTTCGACAATCTCGACGATGCCGGACTCAGCCACGAAAACAGCCGCCTGAATCTGGTCAACAGTCGTCAGCGAGGAACGGGCATATCCGGAATAAAACGCCGTCTCACCCTCACTCATGCTCATGGCGCGGTATTTGCGGACACTTTCCACCACCGCACCGGTATTATCAATAAACCCTGACGCCAGCACACCCTCGCGCGTTGCACCAATCACCGGGAGAATAGTTTCTTTTTTATCAGCGAGGGCCATCGCCGTGGCCGTACCTGCGACACAGCTCCTGGTATCAATGCTGTTATCCGTCAGCGGTAAATCCGTCACTGTACAGTCAAATACTTCACTGGTCGCAGTACGGGTGCAGAGAATAATAAAGCCATCCTGCGGCACAGTGAAACGGGCAGTTTCCAGCGTATTAGCCGCTCCGGTGCGCCCCGCATAAATAAAGGCTTTATCTTTATTGTAAAATGCGATATTTGCCTGCCCGTCATTATTACAGACAGCGGTCAGTTTAATTTTTTCTCTGGCCTTTACCGGAAAATACGTTGAGTTTTTCCAGTTTGGATTATTAACCAGTGAACCGTCGACCGGATTAATATAATTTGAGCCGGTCAGCTGGCTGATATCAATACTGAGATAGCCCAGCAGGTCATCGGTATATTGCAGGGACAGGTCAGCGTACGCTTTATCCATGACCTCTGACCAGAACTCAGCGCCGTTTCCCGTATTGCGGTAAATCTTCCAGGCGACGTGATCATCATGCTGAATGGCTACGCGGAAAAATTGCCCGGCGTTGGTAATACTCATGCCGGTAATAGTCCCGTCAGGGTCATTATCTCCCGGCTTAACGACTGGCTCAAAGGCAACGGATGACGGCAGATATTTACCGCGCGACACCGGCACGCCCCCCGCGCATGTAAACTCTTCCACCCAGTAAAGCGGGTTCGCTGAACGGACGGAAAAGACGTCACCGTCTTTAATCTTCCCGGCCTGAATCTGCGCGATAACCTCGTCTTCTGAAGCGTAAGGCATTTCGCCAGATTCCAGCAGACCGGAGAAGGATTCAAGCTGCTGTTTCAGGTACAACGTGCGCCCGGCGAGCTGTTCCGCCTGGACGTTTGCCACGCCGGTACGCCCACCTTCCACCCGGTCACTGCGTTTAATCTGGTAAATATCATCCCAGCCCGCTTTTTCTGAAATTGATGTCATTTTTTATTCTCCGGAATGATAATAATTGCCGTCATAGAAAGGTTGTTCGTTGTAATAAATACTGTCGTCCGGGGTATATCCGGGAGGAAATACAGAAATCACCTCGCCGTCACATATCGCAATGCCGATACTGGCAACACCTCGGGTACTGGCTGATAAAGTGAGCTGTGAAATATGGCGGCTGACCGGCTTTGCATCCCCGATAATTCTTTCAAGCTCTTTTATCATCGACTCAGTGATGCCAATGTCATTGAGGTTGATTTCAAGGCGGAATGTCCCGGCTGGGTCGGCGACTTCCCACCACTCCTGGATCGTCATGCTATAGCCCAGCGTTTCAATCACCCGGCGGACGGCAGCGATGGTTCCCTTGCGTTGGTGGATCCAGAATGCGTCACTGACCGCCTGCCGTTTCACTGTTTCCGACCAGGTTTCTTCCCAGCGGTCGACAGAAAACGCCCACGCCAGATACGGCAAAAATTTTACGGGGCATCGCCAGGGGTTCCACAAATCACGCAGCGGGACAGATAAATCGCTGATGACGGCACACGCTGCGGCGGCTCGCTGCTCCAGCACCGACGACCCGGTCGCCATCAGCGAATTACTCATCGGAACCCCCGATCACAACACTGGTTTCGGTGCAGTACGCGGCCTGGGTTTTATCGAGCACGACGTCGGCCAGCGGCTCGCGCAGTTCGACGCGCTGGACACCCTGCACATGCAGAGCGGCATAGAGGGCAGACATACGAATATCCCGACCGAGGCGGCGCTGTTCGGTGATATAGGCGATTAACTGCGCTTTGGCAGCGGCTAGAATGGGCTCGGTCGCTGGGCCGGGGTAGACGTACAACACCGCATTGACCGCATAACTGACAATTTCGGCCGAGACGACTGTCAGGCGGTCACCGACGGGGCGCACGCTCTCATCATTCAGCGCGGTACTGACAGCCAGCAATAAATCATCCGATGCCGTGCCGTCACCTTCCCGCGACAGCACGGCGATAGTCACCTCAGCCGGGGCCGGGCTGTTCGCCGAGGCATCCGCGACACGACCATCGGCGCTCAGGGCGTGAAATTCATAGGCACCGGTTGGCCCGGCGACACTCATCCCCTCAAATGCGGCCGGTACACGCTGGCGCAAATCGCTGTCGGATTCCATGACCGCCGCCACCGGCGGGATTTGGGTATCGTCTCCGGGGGTGATGACCAGGCGCTCAACGTTATTGTTTGCCGCGAGCTGGTCAAGGTCGTTTTTGATGGCATAGGCCACCATTCCGGCTTTTGCCGCCTCGTTGATGCGCTGGCGTAAAATCACCTCCCGATAAGCATTCTCTTCCAGATATTTCACCAGTGGATCGGACTCCAGCGTCAGCGTCCTGGCGACCGCCTCCTGCTCGTCTTCCGGGTACAGTGAAATCAGCGTCGCTTTACGCTCGGCGAGGATGGCTTCAAAATCCAGTGTTTCCACCACATCAGGCGCGGGGAGCTGGCTCAGGTCGATAACTGCCATAGGTTCAACTCACAGGGATGGTTAAGGAAAGGCTCTCGCCGGTATCGGTGATTTGGCCGGTCACGTCGACGACCATCTGCCCGTTAAACTGCCGCGCTGTAGTGATGCTGGTCAGCCTGACGCGCGGCTCCCACTTCAGGATCGCCATGTAGCACGCGGCCATAATTTGCAGCTCAAGCGCCGGGGTCTGAGGCTGGTCAATCATCTGCGACAACAGCGAGCCGTATTCACGACGCATGACGCGGGAGCCGACGGGCGTGCGCAGAATATCCCCGATGCTCTGGCTGATATGGTCAACGTCTGAAATGCTTTCACCGGTCGTGCGGTTCATGCCGAGATAACGTGCTGTCATAGTGGTTCTCCCGTCTGTCCACCGCTGTCGCCTGGGTGTTTATGGGTGTGGAGCACCTTGCCGTTAGAAGAGAATGAGCCGCCGCTGTGCTCGATATCACCCGACATCTTGCCGCCTTGCTTCACCTCCAGTGTGCCGGTCGTCAGCTTGTTGGTGCAGACCACCTCCGGCGTATCGAGGGTGACGCGGGTCGAGGCTTTTACCAGCACCACCGGCACGCTGACGGCAACCAAATCGGATGCGGTCACATCGGCGGTTTTAATGCCGGTGACGGTCAGCGCGCCGGTTTCCGGCTCATAACTCATAACGGCACCGTCGGGAAACTCAACGTGCCAGGCATCCGCCGAGGCCGACGGCGCGGGGTTGTCGTCGGAATAAATACCCGGCAGCACAAAGGCGGTATCGAGCTCACCGCCCACAGCCAGAATCATCACCTGCTCACCAACAGAGGGAGCCCACCAGGTGCGCGAGCGCCCGGCCCGGTGCGTCAGCCACTGGAGCCAGTCGGTATAAATGCCGCCGGTCTGTACGCGACAGCGCCCGGCGTCGAGGTCAGTTTCGACGACGATGCCGGTACGAATCATGTTGCGTATCGCGCGGGCGAGTTCCTGGATAGATGCGAGAGTATTCATAGGGGAAAGGATGCCGCCGGGGTGTTCCGGCGGCAATCTGCAGGCGTTTTGCTAGCTATCACACAACACATGTCTTGTATTAAGTTTCTGCATGATATAAAAAAATAACAAATCCTCTTCACTTCAGGTATAACGATGACCAATATACTTTCAGTTTATGATGAGCAAAAAGACAACTTTGAATCTTACGCGTTATCTTTAAAATCTCTACTCAATACTCTAATAAGAGATGCTGGCGTTACTATTCACTCCCTCGACTCACGAGTGAAAAATAGAAAAAGTCTCGAGAAAAAAATAATTGATAAAGACAAGTATGATGACATATTTGATATAACAGATGTAATAGGCATTCGGATAATCACTCATTACTCTGATGATGTTGACATAATAGCAAAACTGATTGAACAGGAGTTCATTGTCGACTCAGAAAACTCTATAGATAAGAGGACAACCCTTGAGCCAGACAGATTCGGTTACTTATCACTGCATTACATTGTCAGTCTAAGCAATAACCGTACCTGTCTACGGGAGTATGTGCCATACAAGGACATAAAAGCTGAAATTCAGATAAGGTCAATTTTACAGCATGCCTGGGCCGAGATTGAGCATGATATCGGTTACAAAACCGCCGATGGGCTACCAAATGAAATTAGGCGATATTTTTCGCGATTAGCTGGCCTTCTCGAATTAGCCGATGATGAATTTATTAAAATTCGCCAAGCCATTAACATTCGTCAAGAAGAGGCGATCAATGAAATCGAGCATGGGGAAGGACTTTCGCCTTTAGACATTGTCTCATTAAGTGAATTTTTGAAGAAAAACAAAACAGTAAAAGAAATTTCTGACAATATACTACAGCAACATAACTTAATCATTACCGACAGAAATGAAAATATCAACAATCAAAAACTACTGAATGGCTTGCATCTCATAGATATATATACAATTAAAGATCTCGATCAGGCCCTGAATAGAAACAAAGAATTGATTTTAAAGCGAGTAAACAACATTAGTGAAACCTCAAAAGCATTAATGATGAGAAATGGCATGCCTAACACAGCCTTAATCTTATATTTAATGCAAGTAGTAATAGCCAAAGAAAACTCAGAGGAACTAGAAAACACTTTCTTTGAAATTATAGGGTCAAAAATATCAGGCGGTGCAAGTAGTTATTTTGAAAACATCAAAAAGTCTCTTTACAATGATCAATAATCGTTTATAAAGACGACTGAGATTATAAAAACAAGTGAATATAACCAAGCGCTAGCTACTATAAATGTAATCATTTTACAGTAGCTAGCGCGCCATTAATCGGCGAGGTAGTCGATAATGACGCTTTCCACAAGCTGCCGGTCATCTTCGGTAAAGCCCAGTAGCTGGCGCTGGGGGTACTCGACGGCGGCGCTTTTGGGGGATGGCTTATCCTTGAGCCCGAGCTGATGCACGCGGGCGATGCGCTGCACTTTCCCGGTAAATTCCACCACCGCCGCGCTATCGCCTCCGCTCGCTTTCATATAGCGGTTGGTACGCAGTTTCGCGAACATCTCGCGCTTAATCCGGCCTTGCTTTGCCCTGACGGGCGGTCGCTTACGCGGGGAAAATGGCGAACCGTCCGGCGCTTTTTGCGATTTAATGCGCTGTTGTTGCCGCTGGCGCAGTTTCTTCGCAATATCGGCGGTCATCCGACGACGCCCGGCGGGGGAAAGGGCCGCTATCAATCCGGCGAGCTTGTCCTCAAAGGGTTTGAAGTCATTCATCCCATTTACTCACCAGTTCGCCATTACTCCACATCTCGACAGGGCGCGTCACCGGCTCCGGCGGTGGCGGCTCCGGGATGTTCTCAACGTACATTGCGCCGTCGACCTCGTTGACCAGCGTTCGCTCTGTCAGCAACAGGCTAATGCTGACATCTAGGCTGCTGTCGTTATTGATGTCGGCATACCAGATAAAGCCCTTTTTTCTTCCTTCATCGGTTGTCATGATGTCCGGCTGATTGACGCGCAGCCAGGCCATAATCGGCACAAACAACAGGTCAATATCGTCTGTGAAATCCGTCACCACGATGTTAAGCGTGTACCGCTTTTCAAACGACAGGGAGCGCGCCAGCGTCGCCGTATTGTTGCCATCGTCCAGGCGAAGGCAAAGCATATCGGGGTTGGTACGCAGTACCGGCACCGCATCAGTTAAGGCTTTTCGCAGACTGTTGGGCTTTTGCATCGATTTCATCCTGGCATTGTTTAACCGTATCGACCTGGATTGCGCAGCTTTTCAGGGCGTTTTCGAGCTGGCGTATATCCGCACTCAGGTCGCCATTAGTCAGCGGGTCGCTGCCCGGCATCGGGCAGGGGCTGACCTTCGGGCAGGCGTTGTAAACAATCACCGGCGGCGGCGTTGGTGCAGGCGGCGCGCTGGTGCAACCTGCGCACAGCATCAGGTAAATCAGCGCGATACCAGCGGCGAAACGCGTCATTTTCATTGAGTAACCTCGTGATGGTTTGTTCACGCCTGAAAGCCAGCAGGTTGGCCGCTGTGAGCTTGTCCCTCATGGCGACCTGCGCCAGCTCTTTACGCTGCGACTGCTCTGCGGCCACATTGAGCTGATTTTTCAGCATGGTGATCGTGGTTTTCTGCGTACCGGCGACCCGGTTAGCACGTTCAAAAGAGGCGCGCAAATTGCTGTTATCGTGTCGCATCCACAGCAGACCCGCGCAGGCCAGTGCCAGCAGGACAATGAATATTTTCATGCGGATACCCCTCCGGCCTTGCGCCACACCGCGACCAGTTTGTCGAGGCTGTGCTCACGCTGACCATACCCCGCGCCCGGCAATGAGGCCCATATGTTGCGACAACGGGAAATGGCGCGCTCAATGCGCCCCTGCTGCAAGTCTTCCAGCGCGCCGCGCTCACGAATCAGCTGAATGGCGAGTCTGTCCTGTGATGCCGGGCTGAAATCCGGCAAAGCGAGCTGCTTTTTGTAATGCGGCCAGAACAGATAAAGCTGCTGGTAACGCCCCGATGCCGTGGATTTTTCCCCGCGACGATTGAAGACCTTCGCCGGGCGCCCACCGGCAAACGGGTGATCGCGATAGTCAGTAAAAATCTCCGGCTTGCCATTGACGCCGGTGACAATGACGTCGTACCCGTTGTTTTTCGTCAGCGGGTGCGTCGCCGTACCCTCTGAAAACGCCAGCGTGTCGAGGAATGCCGCGACGTTGGGGTGTGTCTTAATGACCGACATCGCTTTCCCCTTTTTTAATCCTGCGCTGAATCGCAATTTCCACCGCCTGATAACCGGCGATACCCAGCATGGAGCCAAATCCGCACACAGCAGCAGGATGCATGTTGGGAAACTGCACCAGTGCCACCCCGGCCACCATTGAGACAAAGCCCCCCAGCAACATGCGACCAATAAAAAGCCGGGCGGTGATGGGCTCACCACCGGCCAGCACTTTCCCGACGACAATCAGCACGCCGATCACAAAAAGTGACAGGACGCTTTTTTCACCTTCCGTCATGTGTTTACTCCCACAGATTAATTGTTTCAGTTACGGGGGATGACTGGACGTCGGGCAGTTCGACCACCGTGCCATGTGGCAGCACTGCGCCGAGCTCGGCCAACCCCGGATTTGCGGCGAGCACCGACTCGAATACCCCCTCAGTGCGCCCGTAATACCGGGCGCAAATCATGTCTAGCGTGTCGCCCTGTTGCGCGATGGCCTGCATCAGATTTGGCTCACGATGCAGCGGGGTTTGTCCTGGACGCGTGATACGGCCCAGCGCATGTCCCGCCACAGCTCGTCGACAGTGGTATCGATGCTGTCGGCTTTCTTGTCACCTTTGGCGCTGGCATCCACACCGCGATAACGCTCATAGAGCGTGGCAGTCGCCATTGAGGTGACGGCGCGCAGGTAATAGAAAACGCGCACGCTCTCGCCGTCGAGATCGTCAGCCGGCACGTCGGCCAGCTTGCTAAAACCCCCGGCAATCTGCTGTTCCCGCCACAAAAAAAGCTCGGCATTGGTTTCGGCGATGCCGGTTTTGATGGCCTCACGCAGCCGGGCCGGGGCGACGGTTTGCTCAAGGCGCATCCCTTCACGCACGCGTTTCGGATCGATGTCAGGAAAGAAAAACGTATTTTTTATCACCGGCTCATCGCTGGCAGGCGGCGGGATGACCACCACGCCACCCGGCTCATCGTTCTTTTTAATAATCAGCGTCGTCATGACTACCTCTGAATAGGTGGGCGGTGGACGCCGGTCTCAGGTCGGGTAAATCACCCTCATCGACCAGCGTGCCGCCCTGGCGCGGGGCGCATTCTGTTAACCGGCGGTCTTTTTCGGTCGGCCACGTTTAGCCGGTGCCGTGGTTTTCACGGCGCGCGGCGCTCTTACAGGGGCTTTAACGACCGTTGCCGGTTTGGGCTTCAGCTCACGCTCAAGCCGTTCAATGTCTTTTTTAACGCCTGCCTGACAATCGAGCTGCATCGCTCGCCTGAGGTGGGCCAGCGCGTCGGCGGGCTGTTTGTTGTCCCGCAACACCTGGCCGGTGATTTTGTGCAGTTTTGCGCGCACTTCATCAGGCATATCGGCGGCGGCGGTCAGCGCCAGCGTGTCGAGCAGTTGGCTGATGACGACCGGTTCACCGGAGGCATGGGCGCGCATGGCGGCGAGCGCCACCTCTTCGGTAAACATGTACTGCGGCGGGCGGCGGTGTTTGCCTGGCATGGTCAGACCGTACTTAAACGCGTAGCGGGCAATATCCATCGCGCCGCCGATATCGCCGACATCGAGACGCCACAGCATGACGGTCATCACGATGTCATCCTGCGCACCTTTGCCCTGTTCCAGCACGCCACTGACCCACGGCAGATAGAACGGCAGCAGCTCGCGCTTTTTCGTGGCTTTCAGCTCTTTACCAAAGATGGCTTTTAACGTGCGTTGGTCTGCGGCCAGCTTAACCAGCATCTGCTCGTAGGCAGTGGCATGCCGCAGCGGGTTGTTTTCCCGCTGCGCGGTTTCAATGGCCGAGACCCGCATCATGTGACGCTGTGCGGGGCTCGTCATCGGTTAGCCCTCCGGTTGCGCGGCAGAGAAATCGCCCAGCTTGATATTTTCAATGAAGCACCCGGCGGCGTAGGTTTCGACCACGTAATCGATGTTCATCGATTCGTAGTTTTCCACCTGGTCGAGTTTCGGGTTTTCGATGATGGAGCGGCGGTGACTTTCATCCATGAAATAGATGGACAGGTTATCGAGACGCGTCACCATAATCGCATTCGCCGGGAAGTACGGCACACGGACGGCGGGCAGGTTGCCGATTCGTTTCTGGCTGATGATGATGTCAGCCGCGAGCGCTTCGCTGTTGGGCTGGTCTTTGTTGACGATCGGGAAATATTTGTCGGCCAGCAGCTTACGGCCCACAATCGCGACGAGCTCCGAATCTTCCTGATAAATCTCGTCAATCAGGTTGTCGGTGGCATCAATGACCAGCGCATCGAGGTTAACGTAATCGCCGTTTTTACCCACACGGATCACGGCGGAAACGACGTTCCCTTCCTCGTCGACGATTTTACTCATCACGCGGGTCGCCGCTTCATTGCGGTATTTCTGCGGCCAGCCGACGGCGACATCCTGCAACATCGGATGAGTGGCACGGTCAGAGGTTTCGGCACGCTCAACGCCGTTGAACCCGGCCATGATGAAATCGAGCGCCTGCCGCTGGATGATGGCATCGCGAATACGGCGCTGGAAGTCCTGGAAGCGCGCCCACAAATCCAGCTTTTTATATTTGAAGTGGAAGTCAAAGTTGACCTGATCGCACTCGTATTTTTTGGACTCCAGCGCGGTAAAGTCGGCTGTTTTACGCTCCTGGCCGCTGTTGGTGTCCGTGGTGCTGGCGATGGTGCCATTGACGCCGACGCCAATTTTTTCACCCTTCAGCTCATCCACCGGCACGATGTTAATTTTCTGCAAAAATGCCGAGGACATCTGCACGGTGTTCATCATGGTTTGCGTGACGGACGGCTCGACGTTGAATTTTTTACTCACGTCGGCCGTGTCGATGCCGTTCAGCTCGGCAACGCGGGACAGGTAGGCATTGAATTTAAAACGGGTTTCCTGACGCATAGTTTTTCCTGTTGGGTTAAATCGGGTTGTCTGACCGGGCAAGCCTGTCGCCCGGCGATAAATTCACGACCGTTTAGCAGTCGGTCAGCACCTCATCACCACCGCCGCCGGTGGAGAGCTTGCGACGTGGCTGCGTGGTGCTTTCGGTGTTATCCAGCGACGTTTTTAACTGGCTGAATGCCTGGCTGGTCTGGTCGGCCTTCGTGGTGACGTCCTTTTTCAGGGTCGCAAAGGCATTTTCCAGCGTGGCAAGACGCTGTTCAGTGGCAGTGAGGTTTTCCTGCACATGCTCACTGACGGTCGTCACGGCCTCATGCACATCCTGAAAACGAGCGTCATCGCTGGCCTGTTTGCGGCTGAAGATCGCTTTCACTTTGTCGCTCAGGGCGGTAAAGACATTTTCCGCCTGGTCTTCAAACTCCAGCTCGGCGAGGGTGGCGACGGAAATCAGGTTGCCCGGCTCGGCTTTGAAGCGGTTGAGGGGGTTAAATTTGGCACCCCGGCAAAATTCGAGGTATTCGGTGCCGAGGCTCGCCGGGTCATCGGTCACCGCCAGGCCAACCAGGTAGCACTTGCCGCTATTGGCGAAATTCGGCTGAATTTCCATTGAGGTGTAGACCTTCTGCAATTTTTTATTCATTGCGATCAGGTCATCGGTCGGGGTGATTTTGGCGAACAGCGCCAGCTTGCCTTTCAGTACCGAATCGTCGTCAATCTTTTCAGACTTCAGCTCAACCACATCGCCGTAACGGCTGAACGGGCCATCCGGCAGGATGCCTTTCAGGTGTTCGAGGTTAATGCGGCAACCGTAGACGCGGGGATCAAAGGTCTCGGCCATTTCCTGAATATCCGTCGCGCTGATAACGCGGCCGTCACAGGTATCGCCTTCGACGCCGATGCGAAACCATTTTGAAACTTTTTTTGCCATTGTCAGGAGTCCTGATATCGGGTTAACGGGTCGGGGTTAGTTTCCCGACGTCGCCGCCCACCCGCTATCAATCCCGGATGGCTTATCCCTCACACAACAGCACCTTAGCGATTCGCATCACCCGTTTCTTTAGCCTTGCCCTGTATCAATCACGGCGAGGCATCCATGACCATCACCACCGACACCACTTTGTTAAACGACCCGCGACGCCAGGCGGCTTTACTGTACTGGCAGGGGTTTTCCGTGCCGCAGATTGCCGACATGTTGCAGACCAAACGCCCGACGGTGCAGAGCTGGAAACAGCGCGACCAGTGGGACGAAACGGCACCGCTGAACCGCGTCGAAAGCACCTTAGAGGCCCGGCTGATTCAGCTCTACGCAAAGCCCAACCTGACGCCCCACGATTTCAAGGTGGCGGATTTTCTGGCCCGGCAGATGGAGCGCTTTGCGCGGATTAACCGCTACGGCCAGACCGGAAACGAGGCTGACCTGAATCCCAACGTGGCCAACCGCAACAAAGGCGACCGCAAAAAGCCGACAAAGAACTTTTTCAGCGACGAGGCTATCGAGAAACTGGAAGAGATTTTTTTCGCGGAGTCTTTCGAGTATCAGCTCCGCTGGCACCGTGCCGGGCTTGAGCACCGCATTCGCGACATTCTGAAATCGCGCCAGATTGGGGCGACGTTTTACTTTTCCCGCGAGGCGCTGCTGCATGCGCTGAAGACCGGCCATAACCAGATTTTCCTGTCAGCGAGTAAAACGCAGGCGTATGTATTCCGCGAGTACATCATTCAGTTTGCCCGCCTGGTCGATGTCGACCTGACCGGCGACCCGATTGTCATCGGCAACAACGGCGCAAAGCTGATTTTTCTCGGCACCAACTCAAACACCGCGCAGAGCCATAACGGCGACCTGTATGTCGATGAGATATTCTGGATCCCCAACTTCCAGAAACTGCGCAAAGTGTCATCGGGCATGGCCTCACAAAGCCACCTGCGCAGCACCTACTTTTCGACGCCTTCCACCCTGGCGCACGGCGCTTACCCGTTCTGGTCGGGGGAATTGTTCAACCGTGGACGCGCCCGCGCCAGCGAGCGGGTCGACATCGATATCAGTCATGACGCGCTCGCCGCTGGCGTGGCGTGTCCTGACGGTCAGTGGCGGCAGATTGTCACCATTGAGGATGCGCTCGCCGGGGGCTGTACGCTGTTTAACCTGGAGCAGCTCCGTCAGGAAAACAGCGTCGACGACTTCCGCAATCTGTTTATGTGCGAGTTCGTTGACGACAAGGCGTCGGTGTTCCCGTTCGAGGATTTGCAACGCTGCATGGTCGACAGCCTGGAAGAGTGGGAAGACTTTGCGCCGTTCGCCGACAATCCGTTCGGCTCCCGCCCGGTCTGGGTGGGATACGACCCGTCGCACAGCGGCGACTGCGCCGGGTGTGTGGTGCTCGCGCCGCCGGTTGTCGCCGGGGGCAAGTTCCGCATTCTGGAGCGCCATCAGTGGAAAGGCATGGACTTCGCGACTCAGGCCGAATCCATTCGCCAGCTCACCGAAAAATACAACGTCGAGTACATCGGTATCGATGCGACCGGCCTCGGTATTGGCGTCTTCCAGCTGGTTCGCTCGTTTTATCCCGCCGCCCGAGATATTCGCTACACGCCGGAAATGAAAACCGCAATGGTGCTGAAAGCAAAAGACGTTATCCGCCGTGGCTGTCTCGAATATGACGTCAGCGCCACCGACATCACCACCTCGTTTATGGCAATCCGCAAGACCATGACCAGCAGCGGGCGCAGCGCCACCTATGAGGCCAGCCGCACCGAGGAAGCCAGTCACGCGGACGTCGCCTGGGCGACCATGCACGCGCTGTTAAACGAACCGCTTACCGCTGGCAGCGGCCAGGCAACATCATCCATTCTGGAGTTCAACTGATGAGTAAATACAAAGGCCGGAAGCCACAGCCACAAAAGCGCCCGCGCAACATGAAAGACAGCGCGCCCCAAAAAATGGAGGCGTTTACCTTTGGTGAACCGAGCGCTGTGCTCGACCGCCGCGATATTCTTGATTACGTGGAGTGCGTCAATAATGGCCGCTGGTTCGAACCGCCGGTCAGCTTTAACGGGCTGGCGAAAAGCCTGCGCGCCGCCGTTCATCACAGCTCGCCGATTTACGTTAAGCGCAACATTCTGGCCTCAACATTTATTCCGCACCCGCTCCTGTCACAACAGGACTTCAGCCGCTTCGCGCTTGATTTTCTGGTGTTTGGCAACGCGTTTTTAGAGCTCCGAAAGAGTGTCACCGGTCGCCCGCTGAGTCTGGAAGCGTCACCGGCTAAATACACGCGACGTGGTATTGAAGATGATGTCTATTGGTGGGTGCCGTCATTTGACCAGCCGCACCCGTTCGCGCCGGGATCCGTATTCCACCTGCTGGAGCCAGACATCAACCAGGAGCTGTACGGCATGCCGGAATATCTCAGCGCGCTAAACTCCGCCTGGCTGAATGAAGCGGCGACGCTGTTCCGTCGCAAGTATTACCAGAACGGGGCTCATGCTGGTTACATCATGTATGTGACGGACGCCGCGCAAAGCGGTACCGATGTTGAGGCATTGCGCGATGCGATGCGCAGTTCGAAGGGGCTCGGCAACTTCAAAAATCTTTTTTTCTACGCACCGCACGGAAAACCGGACGGCATAAAAATTGTGCCGCTCAGTGAGGTGGCAACGAAAGACGATTTCTTCAATATCAAAAAAGTCAGCGCCGCCGACCTGCTCGACGCTCACCGCATCCCGTTCCAGCTGATGGGCGGCAAGCCGGAAAATGTCGGTTCGCTCGGTGACATCGAGAAGGTGGCAAAGGTTTTTGTCCGTAACGAGCTCATCCCGTTACAGGACCGGATGCGCGAGGTCAACGCATGGGCCGGTCAGGAGGTGATCCGCTTCAAAAGCTACAACCTTGATACTGAAAGTGACTGATTTCCGCCGCCACCGGGCGGCTTTTTCTTACCCCCACGCCTGACCGCTTCAGAAGCCCGCCAAGCCCTCGGACGCCCCCGCATCACCCACCGACACCCTCGCGAACCCGCGCGGCGCAGCGACGCGCTCAGGCTGCGAAAATAAATTCGCAAAAGAACGCTGGCGCGCAGTGCTTTCCCCGCCTCGCCTGCCCGCTTCACTGGGCGGTTTTAATGCAATTGCATTTTGTTAGTACATGCCGACCGACACTAACTTCCCCCTTAAACGCTCACGCTGAATTTTGCATGCAAAATCATGCAGTCTTGATGCATGCCTGCAAATCCAGCGTTTAAAAAGCTGAAGTATGCAGAGGCAATTTAAAAAGCTATACTCTTGCCGGTTTATCAGGGGGAGAAAATGCCTAAAGCTGTATCATTGTTCTCGGGCTGTGGTGGTTCCGATGCAGGGCTAGTGAAAGCTGGATTCGATGTCGTAATGGCAAACGATATTTTGCCATATGCGAGGGAGGTCTATCTTGCAAACCAACCCGAAACAGACTATCTCATTCAAGACATTCGGACTGTAGAAAAATTTCCGAATGCTGAACTTCTTGTCGGTTGCTATCCATGCCAAGGATTCAGCCAAGGAGGAGCTCGCCTTGCTGACAGAAGTATCAATTTTTTATACAAAGAATTTGCCAGGGCACTCGCAAGCATTCAACCCAAAGCATTTATCGTGGAAAATGTTTCGGGCATGAGAAATAGTACATTCCAACACTTGCTAGAAGATCAAATTGAACGATTTTCTAACGCCGGTACAATTGGCTACAAGGTTGTTTGGAGTGTGCTCAAAGCACATCACTACGGTGTACCACAAGAACGAAAAAGATTAATTATCGTAGGCATCAGAAATGACTTTAACCATATATATAAATTCCCTGAGCCTACTCATGGAGAAAATAAACCATTCCCATATGTTACAATTGGCGAAGCGTTAAAAGATTTACCTGAGTGGCCAACAGGTGAATATTGTGATGATCCATTCCATTGGTATTATCTATCGAGAAATCGACGCCGTAACTGGGATGAGGTTAGTAAAACGATAGTAAGTAATCTCCGCCATATACCTCTACATCCTATTAGCCCCGAGTTAAAGAAGATAGAGACGGACAAGTGGGAGTTTGTTACAGATCAACCTGCAAGACGGTTCTCTTATAGAGAAGCAGCCATTTTACAGGGATTTAGTAAAAATTACACTAAGCACGGTGGGAATCTAATTTTCCCTGAAATGGAAGGTTTTGGAACAGCACGTATACTAAAAGAACGCTATAAAGTTGTCGGTAATGCTGTACCACCTCCACTATTTGAATCGGTGGTTAATAATATTCCTGATATTTGGTAAAAAAAGGCCCTACTGGGCCTTTTTTAACTTCTTACAAAAGTCTATCAATATGTTTAAGTCTTTTTGCATATCATCTAAATCGTCTTTGAAGCGGTCATGTGCAATTGTTAAACGAATTCTATCAAAAACAATACCTGCTTCAGCACTGGCTTCTCTCAGCATTTCATCAACTAATATATAAGGCGTTGAAAATACTTTTACACACTTGATATATGTAAGCGGGTGAAACCATGGACTTAACTTCTCAATTTTTATATCATTATACTTTGTAGGCCAATCATTTCCACAAGCACATTGGCCTAGGGCAAAAAGACGACCATCCCTACCATCCAGGAAATCGACCCAAGTCACAAAGTCAACTCCACAATCTTTAATTCTAAGTGCATCGTCATCTTTCAAACCATTTTCAGCGCGCCAAGCCCATTCTTTTGTATTAGATGAAATTAGACCATTTAATTTTAAAGCCAATTCTTTATAACTTGTCGGATTTCCATCAGAACGAGGCCATCCTGTGTGCATATGCTTTGCATGTGTGCTCAAAAACTTAGTAAAAAGACGACCAGCCATAACTTCAAAATATCGGGGAAGACGGACATTATCCCCTTTGGTTAAATTATTTATCATTGAAACGCATAAGCAAAATAAATACACGGGGGACGGGGATTTCTTTAGTGTTAGATGATTTGCTTTATATTCAAATGGATAGGCATCTTTTAGAATGTTTGCGCGCCATTGTATTTGTTCTGCAATTTGCCCAACCAATATATCCTTACCTTGATCCTCTTTCATCCAATCTTCTTCAAATTGTCCATCAAACTCATCTAATTCGTCATAAATTGTTCCTGCAATTTTATCGTCTTCAATCCCTGAATCAATTGTTGCATTAATATCAAGCAAGGCATTTAATTCAGCCTGATCCGCATCGGTTGCGAAACTTTGCATCTTAGAACGTAATCCATAATTCACAATTAAAAGCCCTCTGAATCATTCCCACTAATAGCTTCATTAATTGACGTTCTAAAAGATCTAAACTGCTTACTGATTTGTTCAAGATAATTATTTAACTCAATTGCATCTTGTCTTGGCAAATCTTCTCGCCCAACACGTGTAATGCATTCATCTAACTTCCCTCTTATTTCAAGCATAAGATTGGTCAACCTATCTCCAATAGGTTGTGTTAGATCATTAATTTCTTCGACATCTTTTCCTTGCTTGAGCAACACAATTTTTTCTGGAGATGCGACTACTTCTGCCAATACACCTAAATTACGTGAATCTTTGACCTGAGAGTTTTGCCCTTTATTTTTATTACCAAACATAGCTGTCATCAGAAGTTTGGCGTTATCTAATTTCTTCTCGTCAATAGGGTTGGATACCGTCGGATCATCTGATAACCCTACAAAATCCTGAATGCTTTTATATCCTAATAACGTATATACCCAAGAAAAAGGATAGCTAGTATTACTCCCTCTTCCTTTCTTAACACTATCATCCTTATTATATTTACCGGCAGACTCCATTTGTTTTATAAAGTTATATCCAGACAAAAGTCTTTTGATAGTACTATTGCGATCTCCAATCATTGTCGAAATATCGCTTACATTCATATCACCATCTTTAATGGTTCTAGCTATCCATGCCGCTTTTGCATATGAATCCCAGTCTTTTGTTGATACTATATGTCTAACCCCTAAATAAGAGATTAGCGATTTTTTATCTACCCCATCATCATCTTCAAATACTATTGCAGGAATAGGATCTATTTTAGGCTGACCGTGAGAAATATATTTATCTATATACTGTTGATGCAAATTAACCTGATCTCTTGCTCTGTCATCATTCTTTAATATTAGACATGCGGCTAGCCTCCTGTTACCTTCCATAACTGTGTATTTTTGATTACTATTTTTCCTTACAACCATAGGCTCTGCAGAGAAATAGCCATTAACAGCGATCGAGCTTATTACATCGGTAACACCATAGTTCTTAACTATATTATTTAGAACATCTATTTGTGTGTCTGCAGACGATGAGTCTTCACCGAATCGAGGGTTTTCAACGTCAAGCTCTAAATTCTCAATCGATATATATTCCACCTCTTTATGTCTCAATTTTTCTTCTACACCTGCTGATTTTTTCTTCATACTAACTCCTAATTACAATGACCATAGAGTTAAAACTATGTTAAATCCTTCAAAAAAACTCACCATTTTAAAGCATAAGCTGCTCTTTACACATATGATAACTGTAGCATACATCCTAAGACAAGCAGAGTGATACAGCCCCTAAAGTCATTGAACTAAAAGATATTTTTAATGAAAAAACAATGATAATTAGTTGTTGGTTGATCACCATAATTAAAATGACCAAACTTGCATAGGATTTCCAATCCACTATCGCGGCATTGCATTGCCGGGCGAAATCTAAGCGGATAGTGAAATTAGCTACCGCTCAGAGTTGGCCATTTGTCCTGATGAAGATACCTTAGATGTTCTCTGTTGGCCCCTACACACCAAATATCTGGTCTCTATCCAATGTGATGTTAACCCTCACGTCGCCCCTTTTTTTAATCTTTGTTCAACAGGAGATGGAGCGAAAACAACTGAAAAAGATTTATTTTTCATCAAGTTCCCTCTCGCAATTTCCGCAATTAAATTCAAAGCAATTTCACGATCTCTTTCCTGACAAACACCCTCTGTCGTCAGACGCGCAATCATCTCGACCCGTTCAATCATGACTTGCTCGTTTAACTCTCTATCCACACAACCTCCAATACGGGATACTGTATAAATACACAGTACCATGTATCGATAAAAAGATGAAAGAAAAAAGTCATGCCACAAAAGGACGTATGTGTATGATATGGATATGAATTAGTTACAGTCTCAACTTAGTAACTGACGCTAACCCCGCGACTCGATTTAGGATTTGTCTGGCCTGCGCCCGGTGTGACGGTGCTACCGGGAAAATTTCACCAGTTGATGAACCACGGCACCATTTGCCGTTTATGCAACTTTTGCCACCGGCCATCAGGTGCAGGGCCTCACCCCGGCTAATGGTTTCGCCGGTAGTGAGCTGAATCTCGTCTATTGTTCTGTCAATGGCTGCAATTTGTTTATCCGTTCCGTGGATAAAATCACGCCTGGTAACCCGTTTTTTGTCCCTGAGTCTGGCTGTTAGCTTCCGCCTTTCACTTCGACTCAACGGTTTGGATAAATCCAGCTCCGGCGGATCGCTTTCGCTTCCCGTACAGTTATTGACAGAACTCCGAGAGGGCGCAGGAGCGCCCTTAACGTCAACGGCCAAATCAACGGCTCGCTTCGGCACAATTTTCCACTGCGTTAGTCGGGTTAAAATCGGGGTGTCAGAACCGACGGCGGAATCGTACACGCCACGAATGCAGACAGTTTCCTCGCCATACTGGTTAAACTCGGCCCGCGGTTCATACAGTGTGCGCACTTGTAAATCATCGCGCCGGACAAACGGGCCTCCCTGCGCATTAACGTAACCAGCCCAGTCACCGGCGTCAGCGGCATCATGAACGGCGGCAAACTCAACGCTTAAACCGTGCGCGGTCTCGGTATCAGCGAGACGACGTAACTCACGATATACCGTCACCGGCGCGCCACCGATAAACTGAAATTGACGAATGTGCCAGCGTGCCGCCCATGCTGATACGGCAGGAGCTGTATCTTTCAGCAGCCCACCGCTTTCGTCATCGGTTTCACCATCGAGAGCATAGCCATCGATATTTTTTGAAATGTATTTAGCAACATAGCCGGTAGCGCTGCCCTTTTCCGGGTCAATGGCCTCAGCATGAAAGCGCGCTTTTTTGGCTTTATCGCTTCTCAGTTCGTGGTGGTCTTCCTCCCACGCATAATCACGGATGATAATGCGTACGCGCTCGACGTCTTCCGGCAACATGAACATAAGCATGTGCCAGTGCGGCGTTCCGTCGTGATGAGGCTCGGCAACACGTATGCCGAAAATGCGGATTTCTTCCCGATGCAGCTTGGCGCGAATGCGCGCCCAAAGTCCGGTGAGATAACTCTGCGTGTCCGACGGGCTGGCTCCGTTCCATTTGCTGTTACGGTATCCCGCTTTAGTCGTGGCGTGATATTTAGACGGTGCAGTCAGGGTGTAAAACTCCCCGACATAACCGAGCTCATTACAGATATTTTCAAACCCACGGATGCGGGTCATCAGCTCGCAGCGGCGTATAGCTGGATTAGCGACTGAGCCGTCGTATTTTTCAATCAGGCTGATGCGGTTGCCGTCTTCGTCTTCGAGATCCAGACCTTTGAGAAACTCACGCGTGCGGCGCTTCTGCTCGCGCCAGTCTGTCACGCAGTTTTTACTCGCGTAGGCGTGCTTTTTCTTGCTGACGTTGCCGACGGCAATGTGCAGATGTTCGCGCCATGCAGCCGCAATGCGTCGCAGACGACCACGCCACCACACATCGTTAAACATGCGGGTGATAGCCGGGGCTATTTCGTCCTCGCCGACATATTTCTTTGTCACCCGCTCCCAATGTGGCGGGGTAACATTGAATTGCAGGGAAATAATCCCAGCTTGCATATACCACGTGTACAGCGTTTTGAGTTCACTTAATCCGGTGTCATCAATGTCGGCCAGCTCTGACCGGATGAAATTAGCGATATCAGAGGCCAGTAAGTCAATATCGGCGCGGGACATGTCCGGGAGTCGGTTAAATCTGGCGACCATATTGACCATGCGTGATGCCAGATATTGCATAAGCTGGGTATCAAGATGACCGCCGAAAACAGCGGTTGATACGTTGCTGTTGATGCCAACGCACTCGTATTTTTTTGCGACCAGTTCAAGACGCGGCAATGCCTTTTTACAAAAGCTGATTAAAAAGGCATTAGCTCGTTGACTGCCCTGATTTTGCTCAAGCACCGTAGCGGTTCGATAAACATCAAAACGCACACACTCAGGCTGGAGAGAAAGCACTTTTCTCGCATGCAGCAAAGCCGCGAACATACGGTCGCGGCGATGCTGTTGGTCATAGGTAAGATATGGGCTGGCTATTGCCGACCGTGGAGCATTCCACGGGTAAGCGAATTGAACCGCCAAGTCATACCCCCCGATAATGTTTAAATTTCAATTCGGTGACCTCCTGACAGGTCACGCAAAAGGCCACACCCGGAATCGCAATGCGGCGAGCTTCCGGGATTGGTGCGTCACATTCTTCGCAGAGAAAACGGGAAGGTGCAGCGATACGGCTACGCGCGTTGCTGATGTGGCGTTCGCGGTCTTCCTGCTCGCACAGTTGTGCTAAATCCATTGCGTCGGCCATTAGTGCAGCTCCTGTGATTCATTTTCAAAGCGAGTGGCTTCACGGCGCAGCAGTTCGGCGGCTTCGGTACCGCTCATCCCCTCTTTGGTGATATGTATCGCCAGTGCCTCAAGACGGATTGAAACAGCGAGCGCGCGGTCTTTACGTTCTTCTTTTTTGGCATCGGTCAGCAATACGGCCAGCGCATCGCTATCTGTATTAAAACTACGGGTTACGGTATTACGCATAATTTATTCTCCTGATTTCGGGTAATAAGAAGCCCGGCGGGTTTACGCCATTAAATTTCTGTTTGGATTAATTCGGCATGGTTAGCCGTTTGGGAAATAAACTCACCACTGCACGAAAATGATTCATCGCTGTAATAAGCGCCTTTTTCTCGTCAGTAGTCAGCTCACTTAATTCGAGCTCATGACGAGCCGCCGGGATTTTTGCCAGAAAGAAAATAGCGGCCAGCGCCCGATTATTTTCTTCAAATTGTGGGTCACGTTTATCGCGCATATCATCGACAAAACGTTCAACCTCTTTCCAGCTATCGCCCCAATATCTCGCGCGCAATTCAGCCACATGATTGAGACCGGCCAGACGTTCACCCGCTTTTAGCGGAACAGTCGCAGAAACAGCTTCGATAGCCATGATTCCCCCTGCTTTTGAGTGGAGAGACCAGCCAGTAAATCAGCCTGTGAGCTGCTCGGGTGCCAGCGCTTGCCATCCTTACCTGCGATCCAGCCGTGGCCATAGTGCATGCCGGGACTTTGCTTTTTAAGCAAAGACGCGAATGACGGTTCAGTATTCAACATAAGCACCTCACATCAGACCGAATGAGGCACCGAGACCGCTCATGGTGTCTACAACGCTTGTCATTGCCGGGTTAGCCTGAAGCCGCGCATGCAGCGCCAGCGCCGACAAAGACAACATGCGAATGCCAGCATTTACGCTTTCAATCATGTTGTGCTTACGGGCAGAGGTCAGACGTTCATTAGATACCGCACCGCTTGCCAGTTCGCCTAGTTCACGCATTGCTCGCATGACATAAGACTGCAATTTGTCTTTAGCCAACTCATTAACCGGCACGCATGGCAGACAATGAATCTGCGCAAGAAAGCCATCAACGATGGTTGAGTCTTCGGTCAGGTCAGTCAGCAGCCACAATTCAGGCGGCGTGAACTGGTGAGGCTGTTCCGGGTTGAGCTTGTTACGTAGAGTTTGAACGTTCATACCCGCACGCTCGGCCAGCTTCGCCATGTTGTGACGCTGCGCAAAAGCCCGGCACGCTTCGTCATAGTGGGGATGTTTGGAAACCTGAAAATCAAACATGTTGCATCCTTACAATTCACATAAAGTGAATTAAGCGCCGATGACGAGTTGAAAACGGGAATGTCCCAACGCCTTACGCAACTGCTCTTCTTTCCAGCGTGCGTAATAAATGCGAATCGGGCCACCTGCTTTCTTGCAGCCTTTACGGATGGTGCGGGGTTCGATTGGTACACAAGGGTTGTCGCCGGTTGTCCAGCGGTAAGCGGTGCGTTCAGAAACACCCTCAAGCTCTGCAAATTGTTGCAGAGTAACGATAGGTGCAGGCACTTTGATGATTGCGATTTCAGAAGCCATGTTGCATGATTCCCTTTTTGCTAAAGATTGCAATTAATAGCCATCTGTTTGCCAACGTTCGCCATTGATTGCCTAGGTTTAGGCTTAAAATAACTCCCAAAATGGAGTTTTTAAATAGGTTAAAGCTACATGAGAATTGAAGGTCTTGGTTTAAACAACGAAGAAGTACTGGATAGGATTTGCGCGGCTTACGGCTTTTCTCAAAAAATTCAATTAGCTAGGCACTTCGAGATTGCATCAAGTTCTCTTGCTAACAGGTACAGTCGCGATTCCATTTCTTATGATTTTATTGTGCATTGCGCTCTAGAAACTGGCGCAAATCTCGCCTGGCTACTCACTGGTAAAGGGTCATCTAAAACCCACAGCATGAATACCGATACCCAAAATGTGGAGAAATTCACATTAAGTGAAGAATCTCTGGTCAGTGATGGCGATTTGAGCATTGCTGGTAAGTTCTTTAGCAAGCCACTTACGAATCCAATTGCCGTCTACACTGACGGAAAACTCCATTTCATCGAGCGAGACGCATCCCTTTCAGACGGAGAATGGCTCGTCGATATTGAAGGTGCTATTAGCATTCGAGAATTGACAAAATTGCCAGGCAGAAGACTACATGTAGCAGGAGGCAAGGTTCCCTTCGAATGTGGATTTGATGACATTAAAGCATTAGGTCGCGTGATGGGTGTATACAGCGAGGTTAACTAATGACCGTGCGTAAAAATCCAGCTGGCGGTTGGATTTGTGAGATCTACCCAAACGGTGCAAAAGGCAAACGTATCAGAAAAAAATTCGCTACTAAGGGCGAGGCTCTGGCGTTTGAACAGTACACCGTTCAAAACCCGTGGCAGGAAGAAAAGGAAGACAGGCGCACCTTAAAAGAGTTGGTTGATTCATGGTATAGCGCTCATGGTATTACGTTGAGAGACGGTTTGAAACGCCAGTTAGCTATGCACCATGCTTTTGAGTGTATGGGCGAACCACTCGCACGCGATTTCGATGCGCAGATGTTTTCCCGCTACCGAGAAAAACGGTTAAAGGGTGAATATGCCCGTTCAAACAGAGTGAAAGAGGTATCGCCTCGCACGCTTAATCTTGAGCTGGCCTACTTCCGGGCGGTGTTCAATGAGTTAAACCGCCTCGGCGAATGGAAGGGTGAAAACCCATTGAAAAATATGCGCCCTTTCCGCACTGAAGAAATGGAAATGGCCTGGCTAACTCACGACCAGATTTCGCTACTTCTCGGAGAGTGCAAACGGCATGACCACCCTGATTTAGAAACTGTGGTAAGAATCTGTCTCTCCACTGGCGCACGGTGGTCTGAGGCCGAGAGTCTGAGAAAAAGCCAGCTCGCGAAATACAAAATCACATACACCAACACTAAAGGCAGAAAAAACCGTACCGTCCCAATTAGCAAAGAGCTCTATGAGTCTCTACCTGATGATAAAAAAGGCCGGTTGTTTAGTGATTGTTATGGCGCGTTCCGTTCAGCTCTGGAAAGAACAGGCATTGAGCTACCGGCAGGACAGCTTACCCACGTTTTGCGCCACACCTTCGCCAGCCATTTTATGATGAATGGCGGTAATATTCTGGTCTTGCAGCGTGTTCTCGGCCATACAGACATTAAAATGACAATGCGATATGCTCACTTTGCACCAGACCACCTAGAAGATGCCGTAAAGTTGAACCCACTCGATTGTCGAACCTATGCTTATTGAGGTGTGAAATGTCATTTGATGACCAAACTATTGATAGCCGTATTACAGGAATTTGGAGCTACATAAGTAACAAAAACATACAATCATCTATCACTCTTGATGAATTAAGAAATCTCGCCGAAAATAGAAACATAACAGTTTATGATATAAAAGAGGTCACTTTTGGCTATGATATACAATCAAAAGGTATTTTAATTAAAACCAGCGTCGGAAGTGCTATTTATCCAAGACTAAGGTCAACAGAGATACCTTTAGCTCAAGGACGTATAGCACCTACATTAAATTATGAGGAATACTGGAAGCATGTAGATTGGTTTTTCCCTCCATATATTTCAAAGGGTGTATTGAATAACTCGATGAAAATGTGCGGGGTAACCCCTAGAAATTTCACCTCCATTGATAATGTAACAGCCCAAAACAATTTTGAAAATGAGTTATCTTCTCTATACACTTTATCACTTATCATTCCAGTTACCATTCAAATTCTATCAAAATCCACAGCAATTTCCAAACATCTCCCAATTATTAAGGAAGCAATATTAGCTTTTTACAGTGGTGTTAAAATAGCAGCCATATCTTCACTAATTCCAATAATTGAAGATATTCTTAGAACAATTGTTGGTGAAGAAGGGAGTGAGCTAGACACTATAAGCAAAATTAACAGTTGTTTTAAAGTAGCTTACTTAAATGTTTTAAAATTAGACATTCACAATGCAGACTGGATCCCTAGCGAATTTTGCGACTATGAATATTTAAAAGCCAACAATGAAAGAATATTCATGCTTGAAACACTTCGAACTTGGTTACTTGAAAGTTTTTACGCCAACACATGCAACTATAATAAACAATCGGGGTTCAATCGGCATCATTTTGCCCATGCACTTTCTGACATCTGGCAAAATGAAAGCAATTTCTTCAGAGCTATGGGTCTAATACAAGCATTAGCATTTGTAGAAGTTTTCTCATTACCCGAAAGCAAAGTGAGTATTTTAGTCCCAGAATACAATGAAGACTCCACGTCCTTTCACGCAGAAGTATTAGCTTGTTTGGAAGCTCAACAAATAAAAAAAATAGCGCTAAATCGTTTTCAGTTAACTAATGAACTACCTTTTATTACAACAGCCTCTGATGATGGTTGGTCCGTCCGAGCTATTGTATTAAGTGAAAAGATGAATAATGAAATTATTCCTAAATTAAGGGATAAAGGATGGCATTGTCACGAAATTGGAGACCCTGAGAAAGATGGAGAATTTATAACCGTAGAAGCAAAGAAAAATGGGAAAAATATAAAAATAGCTCTAGTTTACAGCTTTGCCATTTCTTCAGACGTCTACGCTAGATTTAATGACTCATGTGATTATGTACTCTGTCAAGGAAGCTCTTACAGGGTTAAGGAGTTCACGTCTCAACTAAAATGCCAAGCCTTGCCGTTAAACGCTTGGATTGCTCCAGAATCGTGA